CACCCAATAAGGCAAGTGCTTTCGTATAATGTTGACTTGTGATTCGGTCATATTGGATTAGGTCGGTGTAAACATTGACGGAGTTAATGATAGATGAGTGATCCCGATGGAGAATGTTGCCAACCCCAGCGAATGTCATCTTCAATTGCTTCCTACATAAATAGCAAAATAGATGCCGTGCATAGGAGATGTGTTGTTTTCGGTTGTGAGAAACGATTTGGTCAGGGGTGACATCGTAAACTTGACAAGCCACTCGCATTGCATCCGTCCAGTCGGCTTCTATGTCGTTAATGTCGCAGCGTGGTCGGAGTATTTCATTCTTCAATCTTTTGACCTCCTGTGCGTGAGAAGTGTGAAGTTGCTGAATCGTCAATCTCAATCTGCGAATCTCTTGCTTTAGGTTGTGGGTTAATTGGTAGTGGTTCATAGGTCGTTGATAATTTGGAATAGTTGATGAGCGATTTGTGGGACTATGGCGTTCCCATATCCTTTGATTGATTCTGCTCTCCATTTTGAAAAGGTAATTCCGTCCAGTTCGGTGGGAAGCCCATCATCTCCGCCACAAATCGGGGATTGAGTTGGGAAGTTTTCCCAGCAGGGCGATTTAATACTCCGTGCATTTCGTTTACTAAACTGCTCCCCAGTTGCAATTTTGGATTGCTCCTCGTACAACCTCCGTTCTTGTCCGATGCACAAGGGGTGTTCAAAAGTGGGTTGTTCAATATGTAGCGATTCAATGTCACCGAGTGCATACTCCCCTCCTTCACTTGTGTTGATTTCATCGTTGCGGTTGCGTTCGTTGAGTCCATTGCCGTTGGTGTCGGTAGCATTCCCGATTCTACAACATCCCTCAATTTGACTCCCCATCTCACTCCTTCTTTGTTTGTCCGAAAATAATTCCCGTTCTCCATCTGCACATTGTTGACACATCCCCCTTCCGCATCCGCAGTTCTTGGAGTTGGTAGCATTCCTCTCATTGCTTGTTGCCCCAATCCGAGAATGAATGGGCTGTTCCCCTTCTCCATTTGTTTTTGATTCCTCGCATCCACCTTTTCTATCGGTGCTTCGTCTATCATTGCAGTTGGAGTTGGTAGCAATAAACCAGCACCTATCTCTGCGATGTGGAGCGTTTTTGGCACAAGCTGGAATAATAAACGGCTGAACTTCGTACCCTTCAGTTTCCAAGTCAAGGCACACCTGCTGGAATACCAATCCGCCATCAATATTCGTGATACCAAAGACATTTTCAGCGATGACGAATCTCGGTTTAATTTCTTGAATTGCTCGTAGCATTTCGCCCCACAGGTAGCGTTCATCATCCGTGCCTTTTCGTTTCCCGGCAAGTGAGAATGGTTGACAAGGGAATCCCCCTGTGAGAATATCAATTGTGTTTGCATATTTTGTGAAATCAGTTTTACATATGTCAATGTGACTATCCGCATTTGGAAAGTGATAGTCCAATACTTTTCGTGGGAACTCCATCCATTCACAATGGAATACATTCTCCCATCCCATCCATTCGGCAGCAAGGTCAAACCCTCCTATTCCGCTAAACAAAGAACCGTGTCTCATAACTTCTCTTCGTACATTGTCCGACTTCCTGTGAAGGTTGTGGGTATGGTGTGACATTCTCCGTGACGATTCTTTGCGATGATGACCTCCGCTTCCTCAACTTCCATCTTCTCGCCTGAATAGTATGCCGGGCGAAAGGGGAACATCACAACATCGGCATCTTGCTCAATGCTTCCGCTCTCCCTGATGTCGCTCAACATCGGTCTCTTGTCTGCTCTCTCCTCACATTTGCGTGATAATTGGGCAAGAACGATGACGGTGATTTGCAATTCCTTTGCCAACAATTTCAAGTTGCGAGAAATCTCTGCAATCTCTTGCTCTCGGTTTTGCTTTGTGCCTTTGATTAACTGGATGTAGTCAATTACGAGAAGCTCAAGTCCGTGCTTTGCTTTGTGAATCTTTGCTTTTGATTTGATTTGCTGAATCGTGCAGTTAGGATCGTCATCAACAAAGAACTCAACCTTTGAATTGTTTACCTTGTCACAAAGCGTTATGACCTCCACCTCCTTCAGGTTGGCGTTGCGTATCTTCCAATTTGGTATGTCTACAAGGAGTGATAAGTATCGCTTTGCAAGTTGCTCGGATGACATCTCCAAACTCACAAACAAACCCTTCCCTTCCAACTTCCCGAACTCATACATCAAGGACAAAGCAAGTGCCGTCTTTCCTTGACCGGGACGAGCAGCCATCACCACCAAATCACCAGCGTTCCAACCTCCCAAGATTCTATCAATTGAAATCCATCCGCTTCGCTTTCCTGTTATTCTATCGCCTCGCTCAATTGCTTGGGTAATGTTGTCAACGGCTTGACCGCTCAACTTGTGGATGCTCACAGGATCGTTGATTGTTGTGAACTTGGTGTTGTCAATTATGATTTGAGTTTGTGTGAGCAACTCTTTCAAATCAATTGTCAAGTCAATAGAAGAGATTTGAGCAACAAACTCCTTGTGAAGGTACTTGGCTTCCAACTTTGGAATATAACTGCTCACATTGGCCACATTGCTGACATTCTGCCCGATGAAAATCACCCTCATTCTATCATCGTGGTTCATCCCTTTGGTCAAGGACATATAATCTATTGCCTCGTTTCCGTAGTAAGCAACCGACATCCGCTGGATGACCTCTCGGTGAAGGGGTTGTTCAAACCATTGGTGTTTGATTCTTGGAAGCAAAGCTCTTGTCTGCTCATAAAACAAAAGTTGTCCGAGTATGTAATCTTCAAGTTCATTCATAGTCCGACAAATTAAACACTTTTTTGTGAACAACTTGTGGAGTTGCTGAATTATTTTTTTGATTTGTTTTCCAAGTCCTGACTGATGCTTTCCAATCTTTCATCTTGTTCTTGCCTACCATCCATCCATTTGCTTCGTAATGGTTTAACCAGTTCTCTGCGATGTCGTTCATCCCTTGTTCTCTCATATACTCTTTGAGTTGTTCAATGGTGGGTTTTTGGAATCGTGCTACCTTCTTTTTTTCAATTAAATCTTCATTTTCATTTTCATTTTCCATATGTTGAACATATGATGAAGATATGTTATTGACATCTTCTTTTTTCTTACGATTGTTTCTCCTTGATTCCGAGTACGCTTTACGCTTATCAACCTCCTCTTCCAACCTGATGTTGTAGAACTTGCCTTGTTCATCTTTTTGGAATTTAGTGAATACATCTTCGTCATATGAACCACATATGTGCAACATATCTTTTTCGGATAAGTGACCTTTTTGATGTTGGATGCAAAGCAAGGTGATGAACTTGCCTTTCTGCTCCATTGACATCAACAATGTCCCGGTCAAAAAGTCCGAAGAATAAAACAGGAACGCTGGATCTTTGCTCATAGGTAAATAAATCTAATTGTTTTATATGAATTACTAATTCTTGAGTGATGCCTTGAGTATGGTTCATTTATGTCTATACAAGCTTCCACCAATGAATTATATTTTGTGCCTGTAATCAAATCAATAACTGGTTTTGAATGATGCAATTTGGCAGATTCACCAATTTTTTTTCTTTTATTATCAAACAACCCAGTATCATAAGCGTGTTGAATATTTTCTCTTTTAGTAACCCATTCAAGATTGTCAATATGATTGTTTAACTTATTTCCATCTTTGTGATTGACTTGTGGTTTCTCATTGGGATTTGGTATAAAAGCCATAGCAACTAATTTGTGAATTGTAGATAATTTTGGCTTTGTTTTTTTTTGACAAATGAAAATAAATTGATACCCTTTTGACTGAATCGCTGGTTTCAAAATCCGTTCCTTGCCATACTTAAAACTCTTGACTCTCCCGTGATTGGAGATGTGGTACTCGCCGTTGCTATCAGCAACCGCTTTCCAAATTTCTTCTTGTGTGTTCATTTTTGCTGCGAATAAAAAAAGCCCATCAGTATGACAGTGGTCGCAGCACCTATCATCCCAACGGGCAAAAATCTTGAAAGTTTACGAGAGCTGCGAAATCTCAACTTCTTGTACAAATATAGCAATTTAGTTTCATTGTTTCAACTTAAAATCTTTCTTGATCCGTGAATAAAGATACCGGGCTTTCCACTCGCTGCACCCCATACGCTCTGCGATTAATCTCCAGCAATGGTGATAGTCCTCACGAAGGATGGCGATTGCCCACATCAGGTTGTAGGTGCTTTGTTTATTGCTCATTGATAAACTTTGCGTAATCGTGTGCATCTTGTTCACTCTCAAAGGTGGCGAGTAGTTCTCCAGCAAAGTATACTCGCCACTTGGTGATGAAGTTGATTGTGGCTTTAATTACGACCGCTTTCATTCTTGATTGCGTTATACTGGTTCTCCCAAGTCCTCGCTTTGTCCTCAAGCTCTTGCTTGGTTTTCTCGTGACTCATTTTCGCCAAGTTTAATTGGTTGGTGGCAGTTTGCAAAGTAATGCGATTCTGCCAAAGTTCACCTTCCAGTTCGGTGTTGATCCGATGTAGACGGTAGATTTCTTCCAAGTAACTTTGTGACTTCTTTTCATCAGCATACACCTTGTACACCAATAGGATGAATGTCAATCCAAATAGTATTGTTGTTATCATTTTGCTTTTCCTTTGTAGAATTTGTGGTTAAAAATTGCCTGACTGAATTGGTCAAAGTCAGGATTGTACTCGTCCCTCTCAAACTCATATGGTTTGGCTTCGGGAAGTTCTTGCTTCATTGACTTGCGGAATGCGTGGATTCCGTAGCCCACCGCAAATGCGATGGGAGTCAAGATGATTGGGTAGATGATGTCTAATGCCATAGTTGTAAAATTAAGGGGGTTAAAAACCCCCGTTAGTTGTTAAATAATCTCTGCGGTTGATTAACTCATTCACCCAGTTTAAATATTCTTCGCCAAATACTTGACCGGCAGATGAATTTGTTTGAATCACTTTTTGATGTTGAGCAATTTTCAAATTTAACGCTCTCCATTCTTCTCTGTTTTTTATTTGTTCGTGTTTCATAGTGATTCAAACTAACAACCTTTTTTTCACTTATGCAAATTTATTTTACAAATCTTTTTGTGAATGGACAAATTATTTTGTGATTGATAAAAATAGTTCTCCAGCGTAGGTCAGTTTCTCGTCAATTATTTCTTGCGAGTCCTCATCCAAAGTGATGAGCGTTCCAGTTACCTTCTTGCCTTCGGGCATTCTCGGATCGTAGGAAACGAAAACCCCTTCCGTCAACCCAGTTGCAATCATTCCCATCTGCATCTGCCAATAATACTCCGTCCGTTTGCTCTTAAGTTGCTCGTTGTTTTTGATGAAGAAGTTTTGAAGGTGGTTGCCTGAATTAAAAGGACATTTGATTTCAATGAGCTTGTCACCAAGTGCATCGGGAGAGTAACCACCCCAAAGTCCATAGGTGATGAAGGTGTAGGTCTCCGCTCCATAGTAGGTATAAAAGTCATCGGTTTGTTGCTGGAAGTAATGGAACGCTTCTTTCTCGTGTTCCTTGCCCCAATCCAAAGCACGACCATAAATCTCCGTGCGGTTACCTGTGAGATACTCCGCTGCTTTCTCAAACACAAAGGACTTTGCCGTCTCCGAAAGGAACTCCGATTTTGTTTTCGGAGTCCCCATCAGTTTGTGAATTTCGGAAGCGGTGAAGCGTGACCTTCTCAAATCTTGCCAATCCTCTTCCGTCAAAGAAGAGTGAATTGTTGGAAGTTGATGTTTCATTTTTCTCCGATTAATAGTTTTTGATTGACTGGAGAGACATCGTACTTGTTGGTGATGTCGGTCATCAGTCCGCCCGTCTTGAGATGCTCCATTGCTTTTGCCCAATTGGGATGCTTGGGAGTGAGTTCTTCTTTCTTTGGTGCGGATGTTCTACCCATTGCCTTCTCACCATCATCGTCATCGTCAATGTTCAGGTTCAAGATAGAACCGAGAGCATAACGCCTTGCGTAAGTGATTGCCGAACCCATCGCTTGTGGATCGTTCTGCTTTGCAACAGGCATCGTGTAGGATGATTCCATCCACTCACCTGATTCGGAGTGTAGGATGATGGTTGTGAGTGCGTCACCATCAGGAAACTGACTGACTGCCAAACCACAATCGCTCAATGGCTTTTGGATGGTTGACAAGATGTTTGCCAATGACGCATACTTTGACTTGAAGAAAGGGTTGTTGGACTCCTTTGCTACCTTGCTCACCGATGCTTGGAATTTTACCAACGCACCAGCGATGTTCTTGATTGATTCTGATTTATTCATAGGAAATTTGTTTTTTGTCCGAGCATAAATAACACCGTAAACTTGTCGGGTTCAAGATAGAAGAACCGCTCCGATTCAATGCCGACCAAAGTGGTCTCAACGCATCCACCGAAATAGACATCACGCTTCAACATATACGGCTCAAGTTCATCAAAGTGGTGGTTCAGTAAATAGTCATCCACTTGCTTGTCGGTATAGACATACCTATCCCCACCGATTGTGAGAATCCATCCGTTGATTGTTGCCTCAAGCATTGTTCACCTCCTTCAATGCGATTTGAACAACCAATTTTGCTTTGGGAGAAACGATGTTCCCCTCAATTAAATACTTGCGAACCGTTGGGAGAGATACCCCAGCTTTACGAGCGACTGACTGCAATAGCCCTTGTCTGCGTTTCATTTTAATCTCTTCAATTGCTTTCGTGTAATCCATAACGAGAGCAAAAGTAAATTAAAATTACTAAACTAAAAAGTATTTTTTTATTTTTGTTGATTATTTTTTCACTTCCACCGCAAAAATCAAGTCACCAAGACGAGCATTCAGCTCATTGACCAACTCCATTTGTAGTGATTCGGTGAACGCATCCGACAAGAAGTGCGTTGCCTTTGTTCCCCTTCGGTGAATCTTCCTTGCGATGGCTTTGGCAAGTGACTCATACGACATATTTGGGTTTGTTGGCTTAATTCCTTTGTAGGCGATCCATTCTTGGATGGACTGCCATAGGTACGGAGTGCCTTCAATGTGACCGTTGCGTGTGGGTTTCCTTCCGTATTCCACAAACTCCCAATAATCTTCAGCAAGAAGGATGGTGTTGATGGATGTGGGTGACTTGACAATCTCTCCCGGCACGAAGGATTGCTTCAAAGCGGACGAAGCGTTAATCTTTTTCTCGTCCATTGAACGAGCGATTTCAGGATAAACCCTTTGATTCCACCAATTCTCAATGATTTGGTTCAACAAGTCATCGTTTCCACCTTCACCAAGAAAGGTGTCAAGTGCATCGCCTAATTTGCTTAAATCTATTTCAGCCATCCTACAAGCATTAAAACTGATAAACCTATACTGATGTTCTTGAATAGCGACAAAGTGCGTGAGATGGCTTTATTTTCGCTCACAAGTGCATTGTTCTTCTCTTGCAGATATGCGTTATTGATTTGCACCTTGACAATGATGGAATCTTGCTCGGCAATTATGATGGAATCCGATGTCACAATCTTGCGAAGAACCGTGACTTGTTCTCTTGCAATTGCTCCCTTCACCAAGTAATGATTTGCTTGTTTGATGGTATTTGTATCAACAAGGACTTGTCCATAACTGGTCAACGGAAGGAGCAGAATCAACAAGAATCTCATCTTACAAAGTAGCGTTTTTCTTCGTTTGTTTTTCCTTCTCTGCGATAAGCTTGTCAAGATACCACTTCGCCTTGTACAAATCCTCAAGTCCGTTCTTATCTTCACATCTCCAAAGGTATTTAATCACATTTGCGGTGCAGACGGCAATGAGTCCCTTCTTCCTGATGGTTGCTGACTCAATCGCATCAATACACTCTATGTCTCCCTGTTTGTAGTGGGTTGGGTTAATTGCATCCATTGTCTCACAAAGGTATAGTAACTCTCTTCAATCACGATGATGTGTCCTCCTGTCATAAATAGTTGCGTATTCTCAAAGAACGCACAAGCAGCGACAATGTGTTGCTCATTTACAAATCCATCTTCCAAGATTTGCACAATCTCCGGTTCAATCCCAACGGATTCAAGCCACGAGTCGTTCTTTTGTTCCAGTATGATTTGCACTTTCATCATAATGTCTTGTGCGTGTATGCGTGAATCTTGCGTGTTGTTGACTTGTCACGGAAGGGTTTGAGAATTAACCAGCGACCGCCAATTGGTTTTGGACTTGCACCTCTTTCAATGTGCCATCCTTTTGATCCGTCTCCGTATTCTTCCTTGTATGCACTTGTTCTTATCATCAAGATGTCCCTCAACATCACCGTGTCGTGTTGAGTCAACTGCTCCACCGTGTAGGTCATCTCGTAATCTTCGTGAACGTGTCCCATCCAAATTGCATCTGCACCTTCTACATTTACGCTCATTCGGTTGTGCTGGATAGTTCCACGAGTTACCGCACCACCGCCACCAAATCCGTGCATATACTTAATCTTGAATGATTGTGTCGTATTGCCATCGTTGAACTGGATGCGAACCCATCCACCATATCCTCCCACTTGAATGTCCGAAC